CCACATACGTACACGCAAACCATTAAGTGGTCCACCTGGTGAGTGAGCAATGTTCTTTGGGCCGTAGTCGTGATGCTTACGCACCAGTAGGTTGCCAGCTTGATCCATAATACGCCAGACATCTGCAATAAAAGCTGCATCTATCTTGTCGGCGTAGGACGAAGCAGTATAGTCTCGGTTTCCATATTGATCTCTAGGATCTGGAAGCCCATATGCTGCAAAATCTGTACCATCTGTAGCCATTCGTCTCTACTCACCCTTCGGTTCACCTACTAGCAAAGCCTTGGTTGCATCCGCACCATTGGCTAGGTAGTAGTCATTGATGTCCATACCTGGTGGTAGTGTAACAATAACTGAGTTCATTACCTCGTTAGCCACACGCTTAGCAAACTCAGCTCCAGGGTTAGAGCCATCTTCTTTGATGTCATTATCTCCGACAATGTAGATAGTGTCATAGCCACTAAATAACTTCGGGAAGTGTGGCTTCCACGATGCAACTCCAGGTACACCGACTGCTGGGATACCTAGCATTCCACTGGTAACTACTGCATCTAACTCACCTTCGCAGACCACAATGTGTGGTGACTGCAAGGTAATATCGCATACGTTATACAAGTGTGCCTTCTGCCCAGTAGGAGATCCATACTTAGGCTTGCCCTCATCTAGCCTGCGAAACTTGAAACCTACACAGGAACCAGAGGCAGTGATGTAAGGTATTGACAGCCAACCCTCATACATCTCGTGTCCATTGTGAGGTTTTGTAACCACACCTAACATAAACTGTGAGGCTACAACCTCAGATATCCCACGTTCTGCTAGCACGCCTAGCGCCTCTGGACTTATTGCCTGAGCGTATTGTTGCGCCGCTTCCAGTAGCAATTTCGATTGCGCGTTTGAGGCCATCGTTAAACTCCAAGTTCTCTAATATGCAGACTATGTTCACTGCATTGCCACCTCTACCACAGGTCTGACAAAAGTAAAGGTTCTTATCTGTATTCATAGAGGCAGACCTGCGTGAGTCAGCGTGCATCACACAACGCACAGCTACCTCTCTACCCTCTCGTACTTCCCCACCGAAGTAACTTACAATAGGACTTATGGGGATTGCGTTTGCATCAACGGAACCTTTGTATCCTTTAGCTTTGCGTGACCTGGACCAGTCTTGTGTTGACATACGCACCCCTTGTAATCGCACTTACCGTGCCAATGCTCAGCTCGTTTCAGATGACTGAGTTGGTTCTCTTCTCCAGCTTTAAGACAGTTCTGGCAGATCATCTTCATCCTCTTCTGGTAACTCTTCTTCGATTACTTCTGGTGTTGTCCAAATCTGTGATGTACTAACTTCTCCACCTGGTATTGGCATTACTGTTTCTCCTTAATCCATTGTGCTAGGTCCTGAATGACCCAGGCTTGATCTATTGATGCGTTGCGACGCTTAACTACAACATAAGACAGAGGAACTTCCCCAAGATCCCTAGCCTTCGCATAGTTAAGCGCCTCAACTTGTGCTTCTCTCCAGAACTCCGGCAGAGATAGTGTCTGCCTGTTCTTGAGTTCAAGGATATAGGTTTCTCCCGATATGATAACAACCATATCGCCCTCATCCTTTGCCCCAGCCTTAGTCAGACGCTCTGCAATAACTCCGCACTTGCGTAGCCACTTCATCACATCTGTCTCAAACTGAGAACCTTTTCTACCGTTCTTGTTAGCCAAGTGCTTTTACCGCCTCAGCTATTCCCTCTTCCAAAGTAATCTTGGGAGTGTAGAAACTTAACAGCTTTGTGTTATCAGATACACGGTGCATACAGCCAACTGGTTTATCTGGCCTGGTAAGTATCTCACCCTTGTAACCGACTGCATCCATAGACATCTGTGCCAGTTCAAGGAATGATGTAGATCTACCTGTACCAAGGTTGATTGGTTCAGTGATGCCTTGTTCAACAGCAGTTAACACTGCGCTAACAATATCTTCGATATGAATAAAATCTCGTGTCTGTGTACCTGGACCCCAGACTTCAAACGGATCTGACTTCTTGATAGCACGTCTGATGTACATAGGGAACGGATAACTTGTATCTTGCAGGTATGAGTAACCTGAGAATGGTCTGAAGATATGAACGTTCTCTACAAATGATGCAAGATACTCACCGATTACCTTAGCCATACCGTAAGTCATATCAGGACCGTTAGGTGATGAAGGTGTAATCATCCACTCTTGTAATCTCTTAGCCTCGCTACCCTGCTGGTAATGCGTAGGATATGCAGCACTAGATGAGAAGTAAACAATCTTCTTAGGCTTAGTCTTCAAGCACCACTGAAAGAACTCAGAGTCAATGCTGAAGTTATCAGCAACTGCCATTGGTCTACCTTCAATGGACTCACGTCCACCTACGATAGCAGCTAGATGGATAACAAGATCATACTGAGAGTCATCCTTCTTGAAGAAGTCTCTGCAATCAATACCTTTTCTGATATCAATACCTGTTATGTCGTGGTCAGGACCTAAACGCTTATGAAAATACTTACCAACAAAACCGTGATTACCGGTTATGAGAATCTTCATCCGATTAGTTTCATCACTTTCTTGAGGTCATCCTCAAACTCTTCACTAAGGTAGCGCACAAACTCTTTCTGGTCTGCACTGCCTACCTCTTCTGAGTTTGCATCAACATAACCTGCATCCATCTCAGCCTTGCCTGCGTATGGATGTAGATGTTCAATGATGACATCATCAAAGTAATACAGTGAGTTAATCTTCAAGCCCAGTGTCATCCAGAAGTTATCCATAAACAGGTGAATCAACTTAGGCGGTGCCATAAATCCAAGTGTCTCAATGATGTTAGTACTCATCATCACAGCAGTAGCAAGGTTCTTACCTTGCAGTAAGTCATTGCCATAAGCAAGACCGTAGCCCTTGATGTTGATTGCTTCTGCTAAGTGTCTATCCCAGCTCTTAGTCTTGACCAGGTGGTCATCACCAAGGAAGTAGATAGTCTTGTACTTACTCGCATATTTGTTAGCCACAAGGTTGAGTGTGCCATTCATACGAAGTCTTGGATTGACCTCATAGATAACATCATCTAGTCGTGGGTAAAGATCTGATTGGTCATCATCAATTGCTACACAGAAATCAGATATAACTGAGTTCTCTTTCAGCGCATTGATGCAACGCTCTACGTTATCTGGTCTGCTGCGTGAAGGCAGAATAACTAAGTTGCTATTGGACATTGTAACCTCCTTGATAGTTTGCCATTGCATCTCTCCTTAACATCCAACCAAACTCATCTTGATCTGATATCTGGCACGCTGCATAGTTTACTAGCAGTTGTGCAAAATCGGAAGCATCAGCTGTGTGTGGACCAAAGCGGTTCTTCACAGCAGCCACAGATAAGGTTGCCTGGTTGGGGTCATAGCCTAGAGTTAAGATCAGTGCAGGCAACTGACTGACCTTACCGTGGATAGCACGTCTGGCTGGTGGTTTGCTGGGAGATCCGTACTCTGATTGCTCAGAGACGTGATGCAGTACCAGTACGCAAGCCTCAGTCTTTCGTGCCATATCGTGCAACTCCATCATAATTGCACGTAGTCCTGACCATTCATTGTCTGTCTCTGCTGCCACGTTCATTAGGTTATCTATGATGATAAGTTCCGGTGCAATTCCGTAGAGTTCTACGTATGCCCTTATCTCAAGTTCAAGATCATCTATCGAAGGTGATGAATCAAAGACCCATTTGATGTGGTCAATCTTCTGGAAGTGATGGTCGTAGTGATGACTGTTCCCAGCCAAGTTGTTCTCAACAGTAATCTGTGAGTGACCTGATGTGTGAGAAGCTGCTCTCATCATCACGGTGGCTGTATCAGTATCGGCTGAGAAGAATAATGTAGGCACCTTTGCTTTGATTGCATAGATCAATGCGAACATTGACTTACCAGCATTAGGTGCTGCTGCAACCATACATACTTGCCCACGCCTGAACTTAATCTGCTTGGCAGCTAAGCCAGTCCATACGTCAGGTAGTGGTGTTGCCTTGGTAAGCACACCACCCCACGCACGGGACAGATTAAGCAACGTCATCCTCCTGATGTATTTTGATACCGCGATCACGTCTTATTCGTTGACGGTCTCTTGGTGTTAGACCGCCCCAGATACCGTGAGCCTCATTCTTGATACCCCACTCAGCGCATTCCCTTCTATAGGGACAGCGATTACAGATGCTCTTAGCAAAAAGAGAATCTACTGTGGATGCACCAGGTACACCTGATTCATTATCTGGAAACCAAAAGTCTCCACCTACTGTTGCACAACTAGGAGCTTCGTAAAACCTCGGCTCCCGCATTTGTTATCGAACCCAGATGGTATCGCACTTGTCTGTTGCACCCTTTGGTGCAGCACACATATAGCCCTTCCAAGGTCCCTTGCTTGATGTTCCTTCACGAAATGCCATCACACCGTGACGACAGGAGTTGCCTCCACCTGTTGGTGCTGGTGCTGCTGCAACTGGTGTTGCATTAAATGCCTGAGCAACTGAAGCAACTGATGGTGCTGGTGCTGCTTGACCACCTGATAGTTCCAAACCTGTTGCACGAATGTTCATTGCGTTCATAGAAATATCTGCAAGACCTGTCTCTAGTTCAGAAACTGATGATGCGTAAAGATTGATAAGTGTTCCATCTGACAACTTGTAGTTGATCTGAAACTTTGTACCTTCTGTAGCCATTTACTTACCTCCGATTTGCTTTATAGATAGTCGCTGGCTTTCAGCTCCTACCTTCTTAGGGACGAACCCTAATAGTTTTTCTACCTCGCTACTGTCAACTGACTCACGTCCTTTAACAGTTGTCCAACTTACTTCGATACCTGAATTAGTAACACCTAGCAATCCTTCAAAAGATGCCTTCAAAGAATCCTGATGCTTTTCTAACTCTTTAATCTGTGCTGCTAACTGTAAGTACAACAGTGCATTCCTGTCAACATCAAAATCATCAATGATGACATCACTGACTGGTGTATGTTCTTTTTTTATACCAACGCATCCCATCTGCCCACTTGCGTCATAATACTTGCAATAGAACTGACAGTAACTTGAGTCGCGTTCAGGTGCAGGTGCCTCTGCTGCCTCCTTGACAGCCGCTAGCCAACCGAGTGCCTCTAGTGCAATGGACTCATCGTAGTCTTCGGTATGAACCTTGACATCTCTTTCGTCCCCGTCCCTGGCAATTGCCACCAGTGACACTCGGTTGACCGCATAGCCGTTCTTAGCTAGGAGGTAGCCGTATAGCTGTACCTGCCACCGTTGTTGCTTTGATGGAAAGTATCCAAGGTTCTTAATCTTAGATGTCTTCCAGTCAATCACATCACCGGTACCAGGTACGAAACAGTCAATGTGTGCTTTCATTCCGTTGTACTCAACTTCGGTTTCAATCAGCACATCTGGATTATCTTCTAACGCTCTTTCAATCTCTGCGTGAATAGCAGTACCCATAATTGCAGCGAGCTTTAACTCACCATCATTAGTTTCAGGTTGGTCATTAAGTCGGTACCACACCTTACGGCGACAGCCACCTACCTCTGATGGACCAATCTGTACCTGAGTAGAGCGTGAACGCTTTGCATCGCCTGCACGTAGTGCAGTTAGCAGTAAGTCTTTAGGATCTGTTACTGACATCTTGTGTAATTCCAGAATAGAATGATGAACAAAATAATTCCCCAGTAAATAAGCCACTCACCCATTCTTCACCTGATTCAGTAGCAGTTTCATATCTTCTTCAGATGCTTTGACAACAGATGAAACACCATCTTCAAAGCCTGTTTCATACGCCTCTTTCAAGGCGTACCCAATAGTCTTCTCCATTAGAACTCCCACCCTAAATACCAGAATAAGAAATCAATAGTCAGGTGGTACTTATCAATGTGAATACCAAAACCAACTCCACTGTTTTTACCATAGTAGAACCAGAAACTTCCAATCTTTTTTTCCATAGCTCCTCCTAGAACCGTTCTTGGACTACCAACTGTATAGGCTTACCAGTATTGGCGTCAAGCATTGACGCAATCTCTACGGCTTTCTTGGCGTGTCGCTTGGCGTAGGCTAACTCCATATCAGGTTTGCGAATTGAATACAGGTAGCCAAGAGCGAGCTGCCCACCAGAACCAATGCCGTACGTTCCGTGATCTGCTTGGAAAAAAGAGAGATCACAAGCAATACGGAAGATATTGCCGTTAAAAGCAATGAGATAATCGAAGCCACCATCTTTGTCCACCTTGTTCCACTCGTAGTTATTATCTGTAAAGGTACTCATAATGCTTGGTATTACTTTGCGTCCCATAAATTGTGCTGGTTCCTCGCCACGATAGAGTGGCGGTTTCCAGTTATAGGCAAGGATATCACCTGGTCTGGTATCACCTGATATGCCGATGATGAACTTACCCACCTCAACTATCTTAGGCGTACTCGTTGCTAAGGTCACGAGATTGTCCTCAGTTATCTGAGAGTCAGCTACGAAGACCGCGTAATCAATACCTTCAACAGCTGCGATGGTTGTCATACCTGAGAGTAACACACCTACGGCGTGTCGTACCTGAGACACGCTACCTGATGTGTACAATATGAGCGATAGCGAATTTACAGTGGCCCCTTACGGGGCCGAGGCCGTAAGGCCGAGAGGCGACTGACCACAGGAAGGAGCCGTGCCGAGCATATGGTACTCCGTTTCCCACTCCTGTCAAAAATCTGGGAGCGACTAAGCTCCCTCAGTACCCTTCCAGAGGTCACTGGAGCCGATCTGCGGGGTTTAGGACCCATCCACGTATGTTCCTGTGGCTCTCAGGTATTTAATGTTATGGCAGCCTTTGAAGATTATGAACTGGTCTGGTATTTCCTTGATGCCAGCTGTGTCAACTGTGGCAATCTGGTAACAGTTCCTTGTCCAGTTGATGCACCATAGTTTTGTGGCATAAAAAAAGAAGGCCGGTCCCCGAAGGGACCGACCTCTTTGCCTCGCGCTTATGGGTTACTTAGACCCACGTCCGAACTCTTTAGCATTTGGGTCTAGCCACTTAAGGACTGGACCTGCAACTGCAGCTACTGCTGCTGCTGCTAGTGCCTTTGGATCTGTTTCTCCTGCTAAGTAGAGAGCAATCACTGCTGCTACTGCTGCACGAAGATATGTTGCGAGTACTGCTTGTAACTTCTTGTCCATAGGATCTCCTTAAACAGCCTTCTCAGAATGCTTATCAGGCAATCGTCTGACCGCTGCTTTGATTGTGTTGATCTTCTTTGGCTTACCCATCCAGGCAAACCAAGGCGACGTGTCGCCTCCACATCCCTGTTTGATGGAGATGTGAAGATGTTTTGTGTGCTTGTTACTACCCTTGTAAACGTGTAGTCCCTTAGCCTTTGACCAGATCTTTCCCTTGAATATCAGGTAGTCAACTCGTGGATCTGCTTGTAGCTTCTCAAAGATTACATTGCAATCAATGCCACCTAGCACATCGTGGGTTAAATCAACTGCTAATCCTGTGTTGTGGTCAGAGTTGGGATTCTGATGGATATGCGCTTTGGACGGTAGGAGTCCATCGGATGCTTTCATACGCAATGGACATATCGCTGTGGCCTGGCGCAGTACAGCAATAGCGGCAGGCGTGGCTTTCTTTACAACAGGTTTCATCGTTACTCATTTCTCTGCTATCAACTTGAATAGATCGTCTACTCTTTTTTCTAATCTGTCTAAAGAGTCACGCAAACTGGTTCCAGAATTTGGCTTAAGTTCATTAAGGTAGTGCTTGACTAGCCAACGCATTGCTGTAAGTAAGGCTCCTAGTATTGTGGTTACTGCAACTGCAAGGGTTGCGTAATCAGATGCGCTCATTGATCGTAGTCTCCTTAGACTGAACGTATAGTGACCAACAAAGTTCCACCGTATCCGGAGAATCTCTTATCTGTTGGTGTGCGGTTGATGAAGTCCATCTCTTCAATCAGACCGAGGAATGATTCCCCAGTTCTAAAATCTTCAACGCGGATGGTGTCGCCTAGATTCTCTATTGCTTCTAGTTGACTGATGCGGTCATAGGCTGAACCTTCATAACCCACCTCAACTCCATAGTGGTCCTTCTCGTGGTCATAGCAGAACACTGGGTACTGAATCAATCGCTGACGCGGTACTGCAGGTAATGACTTAACTTGGTATCCAGTAAAGACTGGACCTTGTGTAATATCTGTTGATGAACGGGTGAAGTTAAATTGAAAACCTAGGAACTCAACAGAAGAAGTTGGGAAGACGATACTCACATCACTGATAGCAGTTCCCTGTCCAAAGGAACCAATGCGGTAATAGGTGTCATCTTCTGTAATAGAATCTATAGTTACAGAACCGTAGGTGTTATCTACACGTGTCTGCATAATCTTAAAAATCTTATTCTCTGTGGTGTTGTAACGGATAAATCCGGTACGTAGGTATCCACTTGGTACTAAGTTAGTTGTAGATTCAGCCCAAATGTCATTGCCAGTACTAAATGCTGCTCGATCTGAGTTGCCAAAGAATGCAACCTGAGATGCTGTTGTGCTAGTTCCAGCAGTAGTAACAGTGCCTGTTGTAGCAGCACTTGTAACTGTGCTTGAACCAATAAGAACCGTAAAGGTTGTTGAAGTTGGTACAGTTAGAATTGTTGCAGATCCTGTAACAGCAGTAAACGGAGCTATTGTGTTAGAGAATGTAACGACCTGACCAACACCAAGACCGTGAATTGCTGAAGTAGTTACTGTAACAGTACCTGAAGTAATTGCTAAGTTAGTAATAGTTGCGCTAGTGTCAGTGGCAACAAGATCCCAAGCCCAAGGAAAGAAAAGACTATTTCCTATAACAGTGGTAGATAGATCAACACGAACTAGCCCTGCTTCACCATCTACAAGCGTCGCGATATAGGCATAACTATCTCTAAAAGCAATAGCGTTGCAGGGTGCATCTCTAAATAGAAGTGGCCCATATTGAACATCTCCAGTTGTATCAGTAATACCTACTCTAAAACCTAAACTGGTAGCAAGGACTGCATAGGAACCAAGGTATACATCAAAGTCATTGATGCTTTCGCCTTGTGGCATATCAATAACAACGGTAGGTGGTAATAATTCTGGAAAACCTAAAGTGGTTGTAGCAGTAGTATCAAGACCAATCTTAAAGACTGATGATGAAGTACCGTTGGGATCATAGCCTGAGATGTAAATAGCCTGTGGTCCTTCTGCAATGCTTGACCATACCCAAGATGAATTAGGGTGGGTAAATAAAGCAGTAGGTAGCGCACCAGATGAATGATTAGGATTTAGTTCATAGATGGCACTGCCAATAGCTGCAATAAGGCGTTGCTTGACATAGCGAATAGTGGCACGAGTAGTGCTAGAAGCGTTATAGATTTCAGTATCGCTAGTAGTACCAGCAAGGTTACCTCTATGAACGTGGCTGCCATTGATGAAGAAGTACTGTTTGCCATTGGTTGTAAGGCTATAAATTGTAGATGCTGTACCAGTCTGAGTATAAGTGCTAGCAGTACCGTCAGTTGTAATCTTCTTGAGAGCAGTACCATCTGTGACAAGGATGCAGTCATTAGTCCCATCATTAACACCAATCATCTGAGCAGGTGCTGCACCTGCATAGAATGAAGCAGTATCATTAAGCAGGGTTGCTTGCCCTCTAGTCCAAACATCTATACCTTTAGACTCTGTGTACTGGAATCGTAATGATTCCTCTTGCACAGGCTCAAAGAACTTAATGCCAGCTCCAAAGTGAAAAGAACTCTGGCTACGAGTCCACCAACCGGTAAGTGTCTGCTCACCTGGTTCTCTGGACTGGTCAATCTGTTGCTTACGATACTGCGCTGTTACGCGACGATAGGGTGTCTCATCGGATGCTCCGATAAAAAATGGATTGCTTGCAAAGGCTACATCGTATGCAACACCAGTTGCTGAAAAGTTCGTAGCACCTGCTGGGTTCGATAATGGATATGGGATTGGATCCGTAATGTCGAACTCGGTTGCCATTTATTCTCCTTTGATTATTACTGCCTTATTCTTAAAATCTAAACCTGCATACTGACCGTACTCATCTAGCGTGCGTTGATTACCTAGCGCATCTTTACCTATACGAGCAGTAGATAAGATGTCATAGACCTCAGCCTTGGACTCAAGATCCTTGGCGTGATACTGGTCTGGGTAGTCTTTCCATACGTGTCTGCGTAGGTTCTTCTGGAACACTGAACTGTGGTCGTAGTAGAGATGATAGATATATTGCTTATTTGGAATCATCAAATCAAAGCCATTGGTATAAGCACGAGCTGCTATGAGGATCTCTTCTCCCCAGAACATAATCTTTTCGTTAAAGCCAAGATAGGCAAACTCACCGAGAGTAAAGATAAAGCCAGCAGATATAGAAGTCTGCTTGATGCCGCCTTCACTGGGTACTGCTAGCTGGCTAGGTATTAGAGTCTGCTCAAACTGCTCAGGCTTTTCTGCAAAAGAGATACTGGTAACTGATCTATCCCAGTCACAGTGTTCTTGTAACTGGTTATTGTAGGAATACGAAGAAGGATATGCACTTATCAGTGGCTTCTTAATACCTTGTGCTTGCATCTCTAATATGTTACGGATGAGTTCTTCATCCCAGTTCTGATAGAACCTAGTATGTCCATCTACCTGTAGGTAGTAGTCCTGACCGTTGTATAGTGAATTTGCTATACTTCTGCCTAGACCTACGCCAATGTTCTCTGGCGCTTGGCTCTCTTGCATTCTAAAGTTAGGCACCATCGGTATAAAGATCTGATGGTTTTCAACTACGCAGTTATGAACACCGAAGCAGATAACGTGATTACCACTGCTCTTTGCTACTGCATCTATGACTGTCTTGGGTAATTCAAAGTCTTGATAAGATGCTATCTGTACAAATATAGATGCCATTACCATTTTCCTAACGGACAGGTAGCAGGCTGTAGCTTAGTCTTCATATACATAAAGCAACCGCACTGCTTACAGGTGGATGTTAACTCCACAAGTTCTGGACAACCTTGGCAGATATTAAATCTGCGCTCAGTCTCTTCCTTTGTGGCCCTTGGTGTTCCGTTGAACATATCCCAAGGCTTAACATCTGACATCTAAACTCCTAACAAGGCACGGCGCCTGGATACCCGCTAGTAGAACAGTATACTACACACACTTCAGAATCATCTGTAGATGATGTATAACGACCACCGTTGAAGGTAGTGCAATACCAAGTTGTAGTTGGTGCTGTTGTGGTAGTCGTTGTTGGAGCTGGTGTTGTTGTCGTAGTAGTAGGTGCTGGTGTAGTCGGTGCTGGAGTTGTTGTTGTAGTTGGTGCAGCAGTAGTGGTAGTCGTAGGCGCAGCCGTAGTGGTTGTTGTGGTTGTCACCGGTGATACAAAGTTACCAATAAATGCCAGTAGGTTGAGCATTAAGAAAGATCTCCAGTAGCCAAGAATGTGTTAGATGCTGTACAGATAATTGCTGCTGTTGAGTTCTGAGCACGTAGGCTTAGACCAGGTGTGGTGTTGATAGTAACTCCAGCACCTGCAGTTAGAGAGCAAGTACCTGCACCTAGACGTGCTACATAGATGATATCTCCTGCAGCAAAGATGCTTGGTGGCACTGTGATATTTGCAGCAGTGGCAGATGTAACTGTTACCAACTTGCTCTTATCTGTAGCAACCAAGGTGTATGCAGTTGTCTGAGGATTGATTGCAATACTAGCCACAGGTGTAGTCAGAGTCTTGTTAGTCAGGGTGTTAGTTCCAGCAAGGGTAGCAAAATCACCATCTGTTAACGCAGTATTAAACTGAGCAGTAGTACCTGAGACTGTGTTAGAGCCAAGGGCAATAGTCTTGTTGCTAAAGGTTAGAGTTCCTGCAGCCGTTGCTGCTGAGTCAACACCTGTTGTGTAGTAAGTCAAGTCATCTGAAGTCAATGAGTGACGGATGACTGCACCTGCTGTGTGAGCAACTGCAGCAGTTCCAGCACGAGCACGCACTACTGTTAATGTTGCACCAGATGTTTCGGTGACAAATACAATCTCTTCATTGGCTGTATCTGGGTCTAGCACTACAGTGAACTGATCCACATTGCCTGGAGAAAGCGTTGCTCCACCAAGGAGCGCGGTAACAGCACCTGAAGAAGGTAGTGTAAGAGTTGTAGCACCTATTGAAGCGGTTGTTTGTAGTGTTGTCTCTACGCTGATGGATGAGTATCTACGTGTCATTGGTCTGCCTTACTTAATGTAGTGGATTCGGATTGGATATTTGTCTTGTAGCTTGAGCGCTTCTTCATTAAGACGCTGTTGATATAGAGCGTAGATGTAACGAGATGCACCAACACCTGCATTGGATGGAATCTTTGAATCGTTAAGGTCAGCCTCAGCAGATGTTAAGTTGATACGACCTGGGTCAAGGAATGAAAGCAACTTGTATGAGGCACCAAGCACAACTACATCATAGGCAGATGATGGCAACCCTGTTACTGTTGCAAAGTCATCACCGTTATCTGTTAGGACTGTTGGTTCCTTAGTGTAGAAGACCTGAACGGTTCTACCTGGTTGGATGTTCTCATAAATGTTAATAGTGTTACCGGTAGCAAATGCTGTTACGTTAGCCATTGGGTCCATACGCCAGCGGTTGATAGGCAACCACTCAAGGCTAGAACCTGTTGTCTGCCAAGAGGCATAGATGACAGATTGTGCATCTGCTGGCAGTGAGTATGCAGTCTGGCTTGCGTTGAAGGTAAAGGTAGTAGAGCTTACGCCCCAGAGCTTAGGAAAGAATGAGTTGATAGTGTCATTGATTGCACGCTTAATGCTCTGACGTGGAAAGGTTGGAGATAGGATTACCTGAGCATACTGTGCGTGAGATGCTGCATCTGTTCCCTGATAGCCACGACCAAAGCCTGCAGGGATAACGTTCATCGTGCTTGTTGCCTTGTCAAAGGAGTCAATCCAGATAAGTTCATCATCAATTTCAATGATGCCTTTAGCAAGGTTGTTAGATGAACCAACCTCAATGCTGGTACCAGATGCGGTGATGCCACCTGTATTGGCAAGGTATGTGAGGCGGTCTTGCCTTAAGGTGTATCCCTGTAAATTGGAACGCACTTCGTTAATGATATCGTTAAACGTTGGCATCTATTTTCTCCTGATAGGACTTGAGGTTATTTCGTAAAGTTTCATCGTGAGGTGATTTAAGAACTGCTTGCTGACCATACTCGTAGGCTTCTTGATACTTACCTAGTTTCCACGCAGAGACAGCTGCAAGGTCATATCCCATATGACCCCACGCCCAGTTCTCTGATAGAAACTCTGATGTTCTTTCTTTGAAATCTAAGCCACGCTTGGCAACATAGTTGCACTCTTGCCAGCGTTGGTTGGCGTAGTAGTAGTTAGCCAAAGCCAGTACTGACTCACGGCTAGGATAGGTTTCCATTGAGGCAAGGAGCCAATGCTCCTGTTTATGTACCTCACATTTGGCTAGCATCCGCAAGGCATAAGACTTCTCAGCATCAAACTCAGATACCTTGAGGTATCGCTTGATGACCTTCTGTGCCTTATCTAGTTTGCCGTGACCAAAGTATTCTCTGGCTAGGTAGTACAGGTTACGAGCATTAGGATCTTCTTTGACTGCTGTCTCTAACTGCTTCAAGTAATTTCTAGGCTTGTCGTGATCTGGCAGGTGGTGAACCTCAAAGGGATAAACCTTGTGCTTGTCTTCACCTTCAGTACACCTGAGCACCTCGTGGATAGGATGTACCCAGGTCATACCGTGACGCTTGTGGATACGAAATCCGTCTAACTCTGTAAGAGGCTTACCCTTTTCATCCCACGAGGTAATAAAGCGGTACTGTGGGCGTTCTATGCCTTCTGAATGGGCAATCTCAAGCTGCTCACGCCAGCCTGGAGTTAGCACCTCATCCATATCTAGGGCTACGCAGTAGTCAATATCATCTGGCAGGGCATCTAGGCTGAGGTTCCTTGCTGTGTCAAAGCGCCAAGGTTCAACCTTGATCTCTATGACATTGATGCCAAGGGACTTGGCTATAGCAACTGTCTCATCTGTAGAACCAGTATCTGCTATCAGGTGATAGTCAGCTTTCAGGCTAGATGTCAGCCAGCGTGCTACGTGCTTTTCCTCGTTCTTGGCAATGGCATATACAGCTACTTTCATAGCAGTTATTATACAGGCTCTTCATCTGGAACTACGGTTCCATCTGGGTATACCACGCCGGTAGGGAAAGCGCCATCATCCCACTCATAGGTGTTGGGATCTCCGTCAATTTCTACAGGGTCACCGAGCAGAACACCGTTGATGACTAGCCCTTGACAGGCAGGCACGGCTGTATCTGGCAGGTCAGGATCTTCATTAGGAATGAATACAACCTCAGTTGAACGTAATGTTCCCATTATAGGTACACCTCTCGGTTAGCAAAGTAGTTAGTAATCTGACGGATCTGTGTGGCAGTTAATGCCTGACGGAATACAGCTACTGCGTATAGTTCCATATCGGCATAAGAACTTCCTTCACCTGCTCTACCAATTTGCAATGTTATTACATTTGATAATGAACTAGTAGTTGTATCCGTTGATAGTGTTCCAACAGTTGAATTTGTATACATTGTTGCAATGTCTGTAGAGGTATTTCTTACTAATGTTGAAAGTACTAAAGCAAGATTTGTTCTACCTAGTCCAGTAAGTCCAACACCTGTAGTTGTGTCGTAAATTTGACCAGCAAGGTTAGCAGGGGTTCCAGTTGCATTTCTAATAAGGTAGCCAGCACTTGCAAGTCCAAGTGCTTTTGACAAAAGGAATTGAGTAGCGGTGTAGTTTGCTTGGCGAGATACTACTAAGGCTGTAAAGGAATCAGTAGCACCAAAGTTCAAAAAGTCTGTAGTGCTATTGCTAAATGTGTTAGTTGCTCCTGGGTAGAGGTAACCAGCAGCAGTAATACCAGCACTGCGGAATGTACTACCAGAACGGTTGATTGTTACAGTGGCACCATTAGTTGAGGATTCAGTAAATGATGTCTGCAATAGGCTGGTAATGCTGTTCTCAAAGTTAGCATCGAAGGCTACTGTGCCACCGATACCGCTTAGTACCTGTGCGCGGAAGAACTTGCCACGGGCTGGGGCACTTGCTCCAGTAAATTGTGAACCTATTTCTAGGATTCCTGTTCCAGAATAAATGCTTGTAACTCCAGCAGTTACTACTGTTGAACCTAATTGCGTCCAAGTACTTCCGTCATCAGATGTAAAAAATGTAACAGTATTTCCTGACGCACCATTATCAACGTCTAATGTAGCACGTACCCACTTAGTGACACCATCGGCAATTCCTGTTACCACGGTAGAACCTTTTGTAACTACTGTTGCTCCGTCTGTTGTCCAACTAATAGCAATTGTTCCATCGGTATTTAGGTAGAAGAAATAACTTTGCTGACTTGAGCCATTTGGTCGCTTTGCCAGCAATATATTTATTGCACTCGGCGTCCAATCGTCCATTGCAACTTTTACGCGCAAATCAATGTCACCCGTAATATCTAGCGCCGCTGAATCAGGTGCTGAGGCATAGTTAGATGCAATACCAGGCAGATACATATATTTACTTCCACTGTAAGCCATATAGCGGTTGTTAACTTCCATATAGTCATCAGTACCAAAGAGCCAAGTAGGTTGAGTTACAGCAACAGACTTGCGTCCAGTGCTTGAACGGTTAATGGTCATAGTCTGACCAGTAAGTGCAGTAAAGGATGTAGCAGCACCAGCAGTGATAACTGAGGTGTCCACATCGAGAACCTTATTGGTACTTGTAATGTCTGAGAAGATTTGTGCTCGGTAAATTTTGCCTGCAAATGGTTCGTTTACTCCCAAGAATCTTGAACCAATTTCAACTGGTGATGTTGAATTAAATATGCTTGTAGTTCCAGCAGCGACAATAGTTGTACCTAGTTGAGTCCAACTAGAGCCATCATCTGAAGTAAAGAATGTAGTTGTATTACCTGATGCTCCGTTATTTACATCAAGTGTTACACGGACCCATTTAACTGCTCCATCAGTTGCTGACACTGGAGCAGTTGATGCGGAAACAAGGGTTGCCGAACCATCTACTGACCAAATTAGTTGAATACCACCAGTACTTAATAAAGAAAAACGATAAGAACGAGTTGTTGCAGATGATTCTTTTGCTAGAATTTGTAAAGCGGCTGTAGGTGTCCAATCGTCTGGTGCTAATTGAACACGAATATCTATATCTCCAGTAATATCTAATGCAGCAGCATCAGGAGTTGAGATATAATTACCAGAAGCACCTGGCAGATAAACATAATTAGTGCCAGTATGGGCTAGGAAGATAGGATCGTTAGAGTCTGCAGAGGTAGTTGAGCCAACAGTAGTTGGTAATAGTGAGCCAGCTGCGCCAAGGTTAGTAACAGTCTGTCCAGATGCAGAAGCATCTGTTGCATCAATGTAGTAAGAGGCAACACCAGTTAGGAGATCGGTGGTTGGGTAGATTTGTCGGAGAGCTGCTGCTGCAGGTAAGCCAGAAGTACCAGCGATGTAATTACATACGCCGTTAAAGTCAAGCCAATTTTGGCGATTAGTCCCCAGCCCTGCGATCTCATTGAGCACTCCTACTGTATCTGTTGTGTAAGGAGAGATGTTTTCACGGTTGGCCCATTGCTTAGCGGCAAGTGCCTCATCAACCATAGCACCGCTATCACGATAGGTACCACCATTTGCTAGACGATTGAGTTCATCGTTAAGTGTGCTACCTAGAGTTCCTAGTGACATTGTTTCTCCTTAGATTGTTTTACTTAGACTTTTTTCTTGCAACTGCTGCCGAGTCCACCAAGTTTGGGTATGGTCGCCCAGCTGCCTTGGCACGTGCCTTAGCCTGCTTCTTCTGCTCAGGTGTTAAAGGCTTTGACTTCTTGTTAGGATTTGGTTTGTCCCAGAATGCTGTTTTCTTTTTCACCATTTCTCCTTGTTAGCCCAATATGCTGCAGACATTTTGCCCTTAGCAATGTTTTTTGCGTGACGAGCTTTGAAAGATGCTTGACGAGCCGTAGGCTTCTTGTCACCTGTAACGCCTTGCTGTCCAAAGCGGATAGTCTTTACCTGATCTCCCTCTTTAGCCACAACTACGTGTGATTTCTTAGGATGGTTAGGTGTGCGCTTAGGCTTGTTAAAACCAGATACCCCTGCTCGCTCTAAGCGAGGATCTTTCTTTGCCATTTACTTCTTCTTTGCTTTGCCTGCTGCGCTTAGCGCGATAGCAATAGCTTGCTTGCGGTTCTTAACAACTGGTGCCTTCTTAGGACCCTTTGGGTCTTTACCTGAGTGAAGGGTTCCACGCTTGAACTCGCCCATTACCTTCTCGACCTTAGTCTTGGTTGCCTTCTTCTTCATTACTTGCCACCCATCTTTTTCTTAACACCTGAAACCTTCTTCAAGTTTGGGTTAGCCTTAACTGCCTTAGCAGATGCCTTGCGAGCACCGGCTGCGAGAATCGCACCAGCACGCTCCATACCGACTCCCTGCTTTGCAGCGATCTTCTTCTGTACTGCCTTAAATCCTGGGTGTGTTGTTTTCTTCATCATTACCCCTGCTTTGGTGCAGGCTTACCGTATGCACCTGATTGTAGCTTGTCGTATGAGTCAAACTTCATCTGTGATACTGGCTGTACGACTGGGTATGGCTGGTAGTAAGACTCTTCAAACTCTTGCTTCTCTTGTCCCTTACCGTATGCTTCTGGGTTGTTAACTGGCATTTTCTACTCCTTGAATGTAAGTGTTGTTCCGTCAAAGGCTTTGCCACCTTCGTTACTGATTATCTCTGCTGCCTTGATATCTTCCATACGTGTTGAGCGTGGCTCTATACCTTGGCGCACTGCGCCGTAGTAAGCATTGAGTTCTTTCTCATCACGCTTAACCTTAGACTGATCCCAGCCATCCTTAGTGGGTGTAACCCCATTAAACATAGGAGTATTCTGTCTAATACAATCGCCATAGTTGCTATGGTCTTGTGTCTTGCAACTTGATGTGCAGTTATCGTTACGTGTCATAGTTGGGTTAGGTACTCCGAATATCCGGCGTTGATAAGGATTTGTGCTGCGCTGTCATCTAGCACGTAGCTGTGACCACCGAGGTAGTATACATCTGCTGCTGCTAAATCATCTTGGCTTGGTGTTCTGTTCTCAGCAACAGTAGTACCTGTTACTAATAATGTAATACCACGACCTATATCTGTGATGCGACCACCTTGTGGCGCAGGACGTGCAGCAAGACGTGCATAGGGGGAGGCGTAGGTTCCGTCTACGATCCACGTCTCAGCGTCCCAAGGTGTAATTAGTTGATAAGACATTAACTCTCCTTAGTGGGCTTACCACAAGGCAGGATTGCTCCTGCCCTGCAGTCAGCCAACTATTAGCTGATTGATGTAGCAGACTCGATGCGGTATAGAGCCGCTTCGCGTAGGCGAGCAAAGCCGCCCATATAGTACCAACCGATGGTACGGAAACGACGCAATGCGTCAATCTCTGGACCAATGACAGTTGTGATGTCTTGAGCCTGTGCTTCAGCCAGTGCTTCACGACCTGCAACAACACCCTGATAAACAGTTACTGTTGATGCAACAGATGGAACACGAGGTGTTTCAACTACGAACGCACCTTCGATAACTCCAACTGCACCTGCGACGAACGGTGTGCGCTCAACGTACTTAGTGAGTTCTTGGAATCCACCAGTACCTGATTCAGCACGTAGGTCAGCAGACTGACGTGGGTGTAGGTATGCAGCATATAGTTCGCCAATACGAGGCAATGCCTTGTTTGAACGAAGCTGAGTTACAGCCTCACGGATATCAGCAACAGAGATAGTCATTGTTGATGAGATAGTTGCGCGAGTTGTAGCAGTTCCTGCGTAGATGACGTTTGTGCCACCTGTTAGAACTGAAGCAACGATAGAGTCAATAGAATCTGCAGCATTGTAAGCAATGATGTCAGCTAGTGCTGAATCTACGTCGTTGAATGAAGTTAGGTTTAACTTCTTTGTTGTGGTTACGGCTGAACCGTATTCCTGTAGTGTCACAGTTACCTGTGATGGGTTGCCTAGGGCAATTGAAGATACATCAGAAGTTTCAGTTAGTGTAGATGTTGCTGCACTAAGATCTGAATAGATTGAGAATACAACTGATGATCCTGGCATTGCTTGCTGATTTGGCTTTACATCAGCAATCGCACGCATTACTGGAATGGAGCGAAGTGCCATACGAACGTACTGATCGTACGCTGTTTGGACGAGGTTGGAGATGGACGTTACAGTGGTAGGGCTACCGGCTGGTGTTGCCATTTCTTCACCTTCCTTTCGTTTTTGTTAGGATCGGATGTTAGAGTCCAGATGTCCTAATGACTTCATCTAGCTCTTCTTTGCTGTGTGCATTCATTAGACGACGCATTACATCTTCCGTAGGTGCAGGTGCTGCAGCTTGGTCAACGGTATTGGTCATCTTCTGATATGCAGCAGCTTGAGCTGGATCTACATTAGGCGTCTGGTTTGGTTGAGCAAGTTCTAGTCCGAATACATCGGCATAGGTTGTCAACCAGTTAGATACAGACTCTTCAGTTGGGTCTATATCCTGTGGGATAAATGCAGCAATTTTCTGATTTACCCCGCGACGTTCGAGGGCATCTTTGATTGTTCGTTCTCTTTGCGCTTTAGATAAGGTTTCAAACTGTGCCTTTAGATCGGCTAGTTCCTTTTCCTTTTGCTTATTTGTTTTACGCAGTTGTTTGACGAGATCATTACCCAAATCGTTTAGATCTGAGTCGTCGTCCTCGTAGTCGTAATTGGACATAGTGGTCCTTCTCCCTATTAGTTGTTAGCGCAGACCTCATATAAGTTTGGGGTTTCTCATATGGCTTCTACTACTGGTCTTGTTATCACTCCATTGGGCCAGTCGTTCCAATGGCAGGCTTTGTTTGTTAGTAAGCGCCAGCTCTATCTCGTGATAGTGCGCCTTGTGTTAGACCAGATTGACCACCGAAGGTGGCCTTTTCTAGTCCAGAAATCTTCTCACGCTTTTTTCTAGCCTCTGCAGATCCACCTAATGAAAAGACTTCACTCTCTGAAGTTGCTTGCGTGTATGGGTCCTGTCCGTAGATTGCTGCTAGTTGTCCACCACGTGGTGCAGCCTGTGCCACAATCTCAAATCCCTGCTGGGCTTGCTGCTTAGTAACGCCGTAACTTGCTAACTCTTCAGCACGAGAGGCGCTGGTTCCTAGTCCTTGAGCCATAGCAGCACCACCAATCTCAGCTGCAGTTACCTTGCGCTTGATAGCCTCAAGTCCCTGTGTTGGATCTAGTGTATAGGCCAAGATGTCACCATTAGTGATATCTGGGTAGAACTGCTTAAGCGCGTTTGCAACCTCTGGGTTAGCATTGATGACACGCTTTTGTGCTGTGACAACGCGGTCTTCTAACTCTGCTGCAGATACATCATTTGCCAAGAACTTTTCAAATCCTACTTGTACTCCTAGATCTCCCTTTTCATAGTATGAAGCAGGCAGTCCATAGTTACGCATAATGTTTTGGTACTGGTCCTCAAGACCAATGTACTCAGCCTCAGATAAGGCAGTAAGTCCTTTTGCTACACGCTGAGCGTTAGCAGCAAAACGCTTTTTGTAAGCTGCAGTTTCACGCAAACGAAGTGTAAACTCTGCTGAAGATAAACCATCTTGGATGTAAGACTGTAGAGGTTCTACTAATGCACCAAGTCCATACTGTGCAAATTCTGCATAAAGCAAAGCATAGGCAGATTCTCCTGCACGCTTCTTGGTTGAAGCAATATCTTCCTTATCGCCAAGCAATGCCTGATACTTTTCATAAGTAGCAAGGTCAGTAAATTCTGTTCCATCTGATGCTGTGTACTTGGTAATAGGTGCTTTAGTTGTTGGTACTACTGGTGCTGGAGTAGTTGGAACTTCATTAGGTCTAGTTTCAGAAATTGCTGGAGAAACACCCATATTTTGAGCAATGCGTGTATCGTATTGACTAGTAATAGGGTTGCTAAAAGAATCAATGTATGCTTTTTCTTTTTTAGCCGCTGCAGCTTTGGCTATTGCTGCTTTCTTTTGTGCTGCTGTCTGTGCCATCTTCTACCCCGTGAATCCGAAGTCACGAAGGACTCCTAATGCTGCCTCTGACACACTCTGACGTGCTTGGTCTGTGTACTGCCAGCGTGGATCTTTACGCAATGAACGCTGGAAATCATATAATGACATCTCTTTGTCTGGGCCAATAGCCATACGAAGTGTTGCATCATCTAGTGAGATGCTATCTGAAGCAACCTCTAGCGTTGATGCCATCAATCGCTTGTATGGTGAATAGACAGTCTCTAGATCCACTCCTCCATCAAGGAGTTTAGATACCTTCTCTGGTAGGCCAATCTTTGCTGTGTTACGGATAAGGTTATCGAATATCTCAATGTTCTCGCCGTTATCTACGCGCTTAATCCAGGTATCTACAACTGAACCAAAGTTCTTGTTAAGATCTAAACCATTAGCACGGGCAGTCTTTTCAAGATTCTGACGAGTAAGAGACTGAGCAGACTTAAGGCGCATAGCAATCTCTGCCTTGGTAGCAGGATTCTTTTGAATCTCAGTGACAAGGAACTGCTTAGGATCTAAACCTGTAAGAGTTTCAACTATCTTCTTACCGTTAACAGTTCTAACTGTTTGAGTTGAAGGGTTCTTTTTCTGTGCTGCCATTAACTTAGGAGCAAGTACTTTGAACTCGCTAGGCGTAGCATCGCGCCCTAGTTCAGCGTTAAATACTGCATTGATAGTTGCTAACGCATCTGTCTCGCTAGATATAGCAGGATACTGGGTAACTGATGGACCACCAGTTCCTAGTCCATCTCCACCCTTGGCTGATGCAAGACGAGAGTAGCCATCATATCTGTCAGTAAATGTAATACCTAGGCTGGCGTAACGATCTAACTTCTCTTCTGCTTTTTCAGCAGCAGGAAGTAAAATATCCCAGTTTCCAATTCCATTAACTGGCCCATCATAAGTGCCAGCGTTCTTAAGTGCTTGCTGTAACTTCTTAATCTTTTCTACATTGCCAACTGAGCTCTTAAGAAAGTCCGTAAGACCAACAGCTCCAGTTTCTACGCCTGCTTCTTCTGCGGCAACTTGTTCAGGTGTCTTGGGTTTGATACCTGCTGCTTTATCCTTAGCCGCATTGATGGCAAGTTCAGCGGCTGTAATGCCAGCAGTATCACCTTTATTCTTTGCAACCTGTAGTTGATACTCTAATAATGGTAGTTCTGTTTTAAGAGATTCTTTTTTCTTTGACTGTTCTTTTTTTGTCTTTTCTTTAGCAGCAGCACTATCAATCTCTGCCTTGCGTGCAAGGCGCTCTGCCTCTGCCTTATCGGCTACAGCCTTTATTGAGTCATATTTGGCTTTTAATTGAGAGTGCTTTGCTGTTCCAGGAGTGGCTCGGTTAAGGTCTTGTAGTAATAACTTTGCTTCGTTAGATGCTTTTAATCCGCGATTAAATGCGCTAACGTATTTAGCATCATCTGAGTATTTAGCCAATTTAGTCTCCTAGTAAACTTCCAAATAGTGAATCGTATGCTGCTAATGTGTTCTCATTAAACTGTGATAGTTCACGCAACTTTACGATAGTTCTATCTTTAGCGTTCTGAATAAGAACCTGTGAGCCACCAAAGCGGTCATAGCGTTCTTTCTCTGACTTGAACTCAAGATAGGTATTAAGCATTTCCTTAAGAGCATCAAATGTCTTAGGGCTTGCAGAACGTGCTGCTGGGTCAGACAACATAAACTCAAGATCATTAAGTGCATTGTATGTTTCAATCTTCTTCTGACCACCTGATGCTAGCTCTTCAGCAACTAATGGACGACCTGCAAAGAATACTGTCTTCCAAGCTGTGAAATCTTTACGCAAGCGACTGCGTTCATAATCTGTAGCAGAGTTCTTCAGGCTTGCTTCGTATTCATTTTTGCGATCATAGTATGACTGCAAATCAGCTGATGTTTGAATCTTACGAAGGTGGTCTTCTACTCGCTGGTTCTTACGAAGACCCATATCTGTCATAGTCTTGTAAGCATCCCAAGAGAATCCACCCTTGTGAGGGATCAAGAAGGTTGCACCTTCTGGGTATTGCTTAAAGAGTTCTTGGTTCTGGTCAACGAATAAGCCAGCCTCTTCTGCATATCCAAAGGATGCAACAGTTGAACGCTCTGACTCTGGGATAGTAAAGGCAATCTGGTTAGGATAAAGTTCTACCCAGCGCTTCATTGCTGCGTCGTAGTCTGCACCGTACTCATCCTTCAAGTCACTCCATAGTTGCTTGAAGTTAGCGCGACCATTATCGCGTACCCACTCAGCCATATCTGACTTAAGCTGAACTTGTGGAGATGCAGGTGCTAAAAAACCAAATATAAAGCGCATACCTAAAATGTTAAGAGTTGTGTTCTTAATCATTAAACGGTATTCCTCTAACTGCTGAGCAGTAGGTGGAATCAGGTTGTTATTTTCATCGTAGACTTTAGGGATACCGTGACCTGCAGCCTCAAGGTAGGTAACTGCCTTGCGGTGCGCTGATGCGTACTGTGAGTTACGCTCATCACGGTCCATAACAGCCAAGATACGGTTAACGTGTGCTGGTAAGAATGACGAAACCATAGGTTGATCTACTGCGTACTTACCTAATGTAAGGCGAGTGATGGTATCTGCAGCCCCTGGACTCCAGATATTGACAATGTTCTCAAGTGTTTTAATTGAGACACCGGCAACTGGTCCTGCAAATGTAGGAACCAATGAATCTGGGTTCAAAGATGGTGTAAGCATTTTGAGTTGAGCACCGAATTGAATTGGAAATGGTGCTTTGAACTCACTGCCAATACCTATTGTATCTAGCATCTTCTGATATGCATTATAGACAGGTGCAATACCTGGATAGATAAAGTACTTCTCGCCTTGGTCATCTTCTTGGATGAAACCTGAGTGGCTGATACCTTCATATGTCAGTGCAGCTACTGCAATTGACTCTGGGTTGTACGTTACCGCACGACCAACACGACGGTAGAAGTCTTCAGTTGCACGATAGAAGCGAGCAAAGTTACGAATTGAGAAAGACATCTGTGAACGGATCAAAGGATTATCAATGTAAGCCAATGTCTGTCCAATAGCACGCTCTTCAACAACAGTTGCTAGATCGCGCTTGGCAAGTTCTTTTGCTTGGTCAATTAGTCCTTGCTCTGCAGGGTTAATGCCCTTGGTATATGAAGCAATCCAAGCGTCTTCAAAGCCTGTTTTACGCATTGACTTGCGGATGTCTAGCATCTCAGAGATAACAATAGGTTGACGTGAGATACGTGCGTTAGCCATACCTAACCAGCGCCATCCATTTTCCATAAAGGATGCTGTGATATTTCCGCTATCTGTTACTGGTACAAGTTGTGGTCCAATTACAGACTCTGGTAAATTCATATCACTTTGTGAGTACAAATCATCTAAAGAGATTCTACCAGATACGACGTATTCGCCGTTATCATCAACTGTACGTACCTTTTCAAGAAGGTCTCTATTAAGTTCTTTGACACCATTGGCATCTACACGACGTGTTTCAAATACTTTACGAGTACGTTTATAGACAATACGTGCGTGTTCATCAACGCTAATGTTTTTAGCCTTAAAGATTGAGTCATCAACGATCTTAGGGTTCTTACGTAGATAGTCACGGATAGCAGCAATTGCTACATCTGGTCTATCAAGGTTGGCTACAGCTAAAGCACCTAGTTCATCGTTAGATACGTATGAGATACGTAGAAGCAAAGCAACTAAAGATGATTCATCTGTATTAGTCAGACCAATAGACTTAAATCCAGTTATTCCTTGAGCACGAGTATACCTTTGCTTAGGTCCTGTGATGCGTAGTTCTGCTGAGCGAACCTTATGCAGTTTAGTAAAGTTGACTGCGTTAGTCAAAAAGTCTCCACCGGTAGCAAAGTTAAAGCCGCCTTCTGAGATAACAGATAGTAAGTTCTCTAAGTCTCCATAGACAATCTGTTCTGTAAGAAATTCTACAGCCTCTTCGTTCAAAGGCTTGCGACCTTGTGACTTTAAGAAGTTGTTAACACGTCCCTGAGTCAAAGCACCTGCCATAATCTCACGAGTTTTACGGACTACATCTACATCTGTCTCTTTGCGAAGTTTAGCAATCTTGTTACGAGCAGCAGTAATAGTTGCTTCATCTGTTGACTCTTCAATAATCTTACGAAGGTCTTTGATCTCAGCCTTGTTGCGTACTAAGACATCATCAAGTTTCTTAATTTCATCTTGGTAACGTAATGCTTCTTCTTTGTTAACAAGACGCATAACAAAACCAAGTGGGCTATTGGCTAATGCCTCAAAGCCTCCTGCTTTACCTGCTTCTTGCAGTGATGTTAATACACGTGTAGTTAAACGACGGCTAGCAACAAGTCCCCAAGGAGACTCACCAATAGCAAGGTTGACCATTAAATCTTCAATTGAGTTACGGATAGCATAACGTGGTCCAGCAAGGGTTAGGAAAGACCAACCGCCTACGATCTTCTCAAGAAACTCACTGTTAGCAACTGGTCCTAGTAACTTCTGACCAATAGTGCTACGAGCAGTTAAACGGTCAATGTCTACTAGAGTAGGTACTGTTACTTTGCTGTTAAAGTCTGTAGCAAACGCACCGACTTCATCTAGTTCTTCGCCAGTGTTATCAAACTTAGACTTACCTTTGCCTGCTATAAGTCGCCCAGCTTTTTGTGTAGGCTCAGTTGTATTGATGCCACGGATATCTGTAATGTTATCCATAAGTCCATAGTAAAATTCTTTACGCTGTCCTAGATCTTCCATACCACGGAAGGTTTCTGCTACTAACTTAGATTCACGTTGTGGAAATACTAAGCGAGCAAGTCGGTACATATATTCTGCAGCGTTAGGATCTAGTAAATCAAATTCATTGTCTCTAAACATCGGTGCAATAGCAAAGCGTTGCTTAAAACGGTCAATTCGGACATTGATATCTGCTGTTGAGAAGCGTGCAACTCCGACCTTCTTGGTCTTATTGAGTGCATTGAGAGATTGTACAATCTCCTCTTTACCTTCTGTTACAGCTTTGTAGATACCAGCATCTGTTGCATCTTCACCAAAGAATGCTGCGTTAACTAAAGTTGGTCCAACTTTGTCAATGTTAAATACTTTGTTAACTTGAGTCAAAGATGCAACACGTAGTTTGCGAGCCTCTGTCATACGAGGCGCAATGATGCGGCGACGACCACCTGCACCCTTAATCATCTCATCCATTTGCTTTGCATTAGAAAAGAAAGCCTTAGCTGTGAGCACATCTTGAATTGGCTCATCTGCTTTGTTAAATGTTTGAATAACCGCAGGCCCAAACTCAGGTGCAAGTATCTTCATCTCTTCAATGAGACGTGTTTTCTCTACTGTGTTCTGTGCTTTATCTGCATCACGGTATGCCTTGAGCTTTGAGCCGTAGTCATTCCAGAAATTAGCAGTCTTTGGTTGGTCAAAGTAGTTTGCAAAGGCTACTCCATCACGAGCAGCACTACCTGCAATAACTTCTACAGAGTACTTACTTAGATCGTATAACTTCTTAGCCTTACCAGCAACGATAAGTGGGTCTGCAGCAAGACGAAAGATTGCATCGGTAGCACCAGAGACTAACTTGTAAAAGAATCCAGAACCTTCATACTTTTCAGGAGTAATTAAGTTGGCTACAAAACGACCAGGTGAGTACTTGGCTGCTTGAACAGCATCAAGTGTGTCTTGAAACAGGTCTTGTTCTTCTTGTGTACCCTGTTTTTTGTCATAGAGTTTAAGATACTTAACCTGCTCAGGTGTTGATTCCTTAAGAATCTTACCTTGGTCTTCACCTGCTGCAATACGCATAGCAACAATTACAGCATTTGGGTCAAAGAGTTCTTTGGCACGGTCAATACGTCCTGGACTAAAGACCTTATCGCCTTTATCGTTGGCGATATCCCAAGCCTGGTTAAGATCTACACCTTGATCGCCTGCAATAGCAACAGTACGGTACAAACGTGTAGAGAAATCAGATACGTTCTGGAGTCCACCAAGGACATCCTTGCCAACTTCCTTAAGTCCACCTAAAACTGCACCGCCTGTATAGTTCCAAGTGGTAGATAACCAACCTTGGTCTGGCTTTTGCACTGGATCTTCGTTGCCATACTGCTGTTTAAGTGATGCTTGCTGTGCAGGTGTATACTTAGCGTACTGCTTTTGTGCAAGATCAGGTGGAAGATTAGTAAGTTCTTTGTGAGCTTTAAGAGACTTGTTAAATGCATCAAGTTTCTTCTTATCTTCTGCTGCTAACTTAGCTGCATAGGCTGCTGATGAAAGATTATCAGCCATTAGTTACCTCGCGCTAGTGCGTTCTGATAAAGAATAGCAATTTCTCCAGTGTTATCGTATGGAATCATCTCAGCTAAGATGTCAGAGAGTTTACGTGTAGCAAACTGTGACTGCATAGCCAATACTGATGAACCAGGTCCTGCACCACGGTCAATACCTGTGGTGATAGGTTCTTCTGGACGTTGGGTTGGTGCAAATAATGGTGTGACTGCCTCTGGTGCAGGTACTGCTGGAGCTTGTGATGGGCGCACATCTGGAGTGGTTGCCAGTGGCGCACCTGATTTAATAGCTGCTGTTTCTACACCTTCACCATAATAGGCAGAAGGTAAATCTGTTCGCTTTGAAAACTTACCAGGACCTGAAGCACCGGCGAGTGGACCTCTAGCCATCTGTTTCCTCCTGAATTTTCTCTAGGTCTTGGCTCATATCTTCCCAAGCCTGCATTGTTTTTGTCTTTTGATTAGCGTGATAGATAGAAATTTCTAATATCTCTTCTGTAAATGAATGGAATGCTGAGGCTAGGTTGTGTACCAAGCCTGCAAAGATCACTCCAAAATCAGAGCGACGTACTGGACGAGGTATAAACTCTTCTTCATTTCTCATCCAATACGCCTCTCATTTGAATTATTACTTACCCTTTTTAACTGACTTACCCTTACGGCCTGCTGGAGTCATACCGAAAGATACCTTGCCTGGACCTGCTGGCTTTGAAGTATCTCGCTTGCCTTCTACGACCTTAGCCATAATTGCCTTTGCGAATGTTCCTTTTTTCATTTTACACCTCCTCCTATGCTGCGCCTGTGATGGATGCAAGTAAACCTGCAATGTCTGGACGTTGAGTTGGACCAGCAGCAGGGGCCATACCAGCTTGTTCTTGTGGAGGTAGCTGCGAGGCAGGAGCGGTGGCCGCACCTGCTGCTGGAATCATTTGTTCTGCACCAGGCATTGGTGCTGGTTGTGGAACAGGTGCGAAGACCTTTTCAATAACAGACTCTAGTGAGAGTCCTTTTTGACGACCCTGGATAACACCTGCGATACGGTTAACGATTTCACTTGGATCTTGTCCTTGCGCCGCGAGAGCTGGGATTGCCTGTGCATACTGTGCAACAGCAACACGCAAAGAGTCACGCATCTCTTCAATATCAACACGTTGTTCCTCCTGTGTGACGTTAAGTTCCATAGGGATCTCACGACGCACGTAGTCACGTGATACGAGCTTATCTGAACGCATCTGAAGCAATGCAATGATGGCACGGTTAGGATCCATACCAGACATAATGCCGTAACGTACATCTACGCCGTACTCACCCTTGATGTCACGTGATGGGATGTACTTCATTGAGTATGGAGTACCGTCATCAACGCCACGAATCTCCTTGGTCATAGAACCAAAGACTCTTTCGTCAATCTCAAAGCAAAGAGATACTAGGTCTGTAAACAAACGAGCAAATTGTGCTTGTGCTGCCTTGATCTGTGTATCAAATCCAGCCTGTAGTGCTTGTACACCACGTCCTGTTACAACAGATGCGTCAATGTTACCTGAACGAGATTCAGGATAACGAGAACCAAGACGTAGTTCACGTTCTAGGACACCGGACTCAGTAAAGACTCCAGGTGGTAGTTCCAAAGGAACACGGCGAATACCTTGTGGGTTAGAAGAACGCATAATTGAATCAGGACCAAGGGCTAACTCTTGCACATCTTGTGGAATAGCAATAGGTGCTTGGATAGATTT